CCCGGCGACCCCCCATCCGCCGTCTCGCGGCGAGTTGATGGGCAGAGAAGGGCAGATAAAAACTGAAAAGCTCTGCTCTGGCGGGGAGACCTGTCAGAGTGGATTCCTAAAAGACTAAAAGGCGCTGTGACTTGAGTCCAGGCCAGTAAGAGGGAGTTGGAGAAGATGGCTTACACGTTCGACCCTGAGAAGGAAAAGCCCACTGTGCTCATTGAAATCTTGCCCTATCGATATGTGCGAATCAACGGCAAGGTTCATCATTTAGTCAAAGAGGTAGTGTTGGACCCGCAAGGGCGAAGGGTCCGCAAGTTCGTCCCCCGCGACACGGGGCGGGTTTGGGTTCCGCCCAGAATCGCCAAAGAGCTGACTACTGTTCAGTCTCCTGGCGACCGGCGCGTGGAGGGCGGGCCTATCGCCCGTATTATCAAGACGGGCGAAGTTGGAGAAGCCGAGGACGTTGAGGGGAAAGAGGCGGAAGTTGTTGAAGAAGCCACGGTGGAAGAGGCCGAGACTTCGCCCAAGCCGCCCAAGCCCCGCAGAAGGCGGAGGGCGGCGGTCGAGTCGGCCGAAGCATAGAAGCATAAAAGCATAGTTTCAGACAAACAGGAGGTGGGCGATGGCCCTGTTTCGGAAGGGAACCGAAGGCGTCGGAGAGGACAAGCCCAAGGACTTAGACAAGCGAATCGGCCCGAAGGGGCCGCCCCCGCAGATTCGACGGGAGCGTTCGCGCGTCAACCTAGGCGCTCGTATCGTCGAGGTGGACCGGGTGTTCGGGCGGACGGAATACCGCCTTATCGCCCCGCCTGTCGGCTCGACGGTCGAGGTGAAGATTCTGGTGGACGGCGAAGAGTGGGCCGACCTGGGGCCGTGGACCGCCGAGGCCCTGCCCGGCAAGCACCCGCGCGTCCAGGTCAGGATGCTCGTTGATGACGCGGCGGATACGCCAGAGGTGGTCCCGCCCGACAAACCGGAGGAGTAGTGCATGGCCGACAAGTACCTCAAGTCCAACGCGACGCCGCTCAACTGGAATGACGCCGCGTCCTGGGAGTCCTCGCCGGGGCAGGGAGATAACGCCGGCGTGCCCGGGAACGGCGACGATGTGTACATTGAGGCCAACTCGGCGTCGCTGAACATCGATGTCGCCACCGAAGCCGTCGCCATGTTCATCGTGAACGCCAGTTACGCAGGCACCATCTCCGTCGACAACCAGCTGGACGTGCAGGACGTAGCTCAGCTGGGCGGGGCGGACGTGCGGTACGAAGGTTCGGCCGATATCTCGGTCGCCGGTACGGTGCACGGTACAGCGTCCGCCGATGCATGGGCGAACTACACCGGCAAGCTCGTGCACGACGGCACCTCGGGGACGCCGGGCATCGGTTACACGGGATTGCCCTACCTCCCCGATTTCGAGGTGAACCCCGGCGGAGACGGCTGCACGCCGACGGCGCAAGTGGACCTGTCGCTCGGCAGCTTCACCGGCACCTCTGGCGCGTTCGACGACAACGACAAGACCATCACGGTTCGAGGCGGTTGTGAGGTGAATACCTCGACCAACTTTACCTTGTCCTCCAGCGGCATTTGGGACCAGGTGGAGAGCGGCAACTTGAAGAACCCGTCGTCGGCCAACGCGTTCCGGCACCTCAAGACCGCCTACGTTGGCAAGACCAATACGCTGACTGGGAATTGCTACGCCAAGGAATGGACCTTGGGGGCGGGGACCATCAATAGCTCTACGACGGCGAAGGTCCTCGTGAGCGCCCCCTCCGACGACCCGTGGCACCAGGACGCCGACAGCATCGTTGATTGTGACGGCATCTATTTTTACGGCATCTCCGCCGATTTCAATGTCGGTTTCGTGCGGGGCGACAACGTAGATTCGCGCGTGCTCCTCTTCTCAACCGCCTACGCCGATATAACCGTCACCTTGACTGACCGCTGGTATCTCGGCTCGCAGAAGTTGTCCGTCGAGGGCTACCGGGACGGGTATTCGTGTAAGCTGGCGTGCGAGGGGCACCAGCTGGTCTGCGGGGACATCAGCTTGGGTTACGATGGAGCCGACAAAGGCGGCGGCAAGCTCGACCTTGGCTCCGGTCGGCACCGGATAACGGGGACCGTCAAGAAGCCCGCGAATAGCAACGCGGAGGAGAGCGAGATTGACTTCGGGTCGGCCAACGTCGAATTAGAAGGGGGGACCATAGATGGTTCGGGCATAACGTTGTTCTCCAATACCAGCGGCGTTGTTATCGGGGGCACGATAAACAATGTGAACTTGTCCGGCAAGACGGCGTTGGAGCATTATTTCGCCGAGACTGCCGGTTCGGGCAATACCAACGTGAACGAAGTGGACCCGTTGTATGAACTGTTCGGCAGCGGAGCTTATGCTGGGGCTGCGGCTTAGTAGGAGGCGGATATGGCTACATTGACGGTTATCAGCGACATCTTGCCCAAGTGGCAACAGTGGCGGGAGGCTGGGGTTCGTATAGCATATTTTAACGGGACAGGCAGTGATGTTACCCAAGTCAAGGCCGCCAGCGACGCCAATAAGGCTTGGGTAGTGGTAGGAGGTAGAGTATCGCTGCAAGGGTCTGGGGCTTTTCTGTTCTTGTCTTCGGATACCGAAGTGGACCGTTTAGAGTATGCGGCCCGGGCCACGGCCAAAGTTGCCAAGGGTATTCAGTGTAGCGATGGTAAGTCGCTGACGATACAGAATTCGGACGCTCGGCCTTGTCGTGGCTGGATAGCCTATGTGCTTTTGGGCGACAATGAAAGTTGTCCGGTGTTGTTCTAGTGTTGTTCTAGGGAGGTTAAAATGCCGACCCAAAATAATCAAAACATCCAAAACAACGGGAGGTGGAAACTGGCGGCCACCGCCCTATCAGTTATAGTCCTCATCGGCGGTATCTGCGTTAGTTGGGGGTCAGCACAGGCCAGACTCAACAGCCACGACCGGCGAATTGACCGTCTTAGTAGCGCGTATTCCCAGCTCAGGCAGGACTATGCCGAATTGGACCGCAAGGTGGAGAGGGCCTTAGTCCTTTTAGAGACCATTAGCAAGGACTTGGACGACCTGAAACGACAGGGCGCGGGGGGAGTGGAGGAGAGAGAATGAAGGTTGTCCACGTCTGCCCGGTGACGCCACATCGTTGCGGAATGTATGAGACGGCCAGGGAGCTGGCGGCTGCGGAGAGGCGCCTGGGCGTGGATGCTTATTTGTTTGACCCCCGCCCGCCAGCGGCTCCGGACCCGGAAAATGTGCGAGTGCCGGTTTGGACAGCCGACCGGGGAGTTTGCACAGTACCGATTGAAATGGCCTTGTCGGCGGATATCTTAGTTAGTCATAGCGGTTTGGGGCCTCAGTTTGACGCCAGCCCTGCCCCCCGAGTACATATAGCTCATGGCAGGCCCAACAGTAGCTATCGTATAGAGCGCAGCGGTGAAACGCCTATCTATACGTTCTATGCCGAGATGACGAAAGACCCGCGGTGGCGGCGGATGGTAACGTTCTGGCCGGGTTTTGAGCATTATTGGCGGTTGGTGTTCCCGCGGGTAACAGCATTGCCGGCCTTCGTGGGCCTGGAGCATTGGCGCTTTGTAAGGACGGATTATGACTTTGAGGGCCATGCCGGCCGGCCCAACGTGCTGGTTTGTGATATTTGGCGAAAGGACAAAGACCCGTTTCATGTACTCCATGCTGCGGCGTTGTTCGCCGAGCGTTATCCGCAGGCCAGGATACATGTGCTGGGCATGGACGGCGACGACAGAGGCCGCAAGGCCATACTGGAAGGACTGCGCCGACAGGGAGTATTGGGGCTGACGAAGGGCCTGGAGCCTGACCTGTTACCGGCCTATTGTGCGGCCGATTTGGTCATTACCCCGCACAACATAGCCACCCGCGTGGTGCGGGAGGCTTTGGCTTGTGGTACTCAGGTAGTGGCGGGGATGGGCAATCCTTTCACGCCCTACACCGCCGACCCGGAGGACTTGCCGGCCTTCGCTGCGGCGATGGGCCGGGCATGGGAGGAATTGAAAGAGGACCGCCCGGGCCGCCGCCGGGCCAATAGGCTTATGGCCCAGGAAAAGTTCAACCCGATGAACACGGCAAAACAGTTTGTGAAACTGTTGGAAGAAGAGCTGGAAGGCTACTGGCGGGAGGTGGCTTGAGTTGTCAGTGGCATTGAAAGTCAAGAAGGGCGATACCCAGCCGTGGACGTTTACGCTAAGTGATATGTCAGGCGGTGTTATAGACCTGACGGGCACGCGGGTGGAGTTCAGGCTAAGGGCGCATGAGTGGGATACGGACAACTTGTTCGCCCGCGACACGAAAGGGACCAACAGCGATTATATCTTCATCAACTCCCCGGCTTCTGATGGTTCAGTGACCATCACGCCGAGGACCGCTGATTGGAATGAAGTTAGTGATTGCGGGATTTACGTGGGCGAGTTCCGCGTGAGTGATAGTTCGGATTATCATCTGTGCAAAGACATCGAGATAGACGTGCAGGAGGCGCTTTGGTGATATGGCTTTAGATGCTACCAAGACGCTCATCACGCTCGCCGACGCCAAGCGATACCTTGGCAAAGGCGAGGACGATACGGCGGACGACAGGCTTATAGACGCTTGTGTGGTCCAAGCCTCCGTTATGATTCGTAAAGAGCTGGGCTGCGACATTATTGATACGACCTACACCAAAGAGCTTCACGACGGCGATGGGGGCAGCTATTTGTTCCTGAACAATTGGCCGCTTATCGAAGTAAAGCGGGCCTCTATCGGCAGGGACGACGCGGCCAAAGTAACCTATACCGGTTCCGGCAGCCATGCCCGGGTCTGGGTAACTGATACGGCGGTGAAGATTCGGTATGCCGAGAGCGGCAGCTGGAATGAGTCCAGCTTCGCCTTGTCGGACTATGCCACGGTGGAGGACCTAGCTGCGGCCATTGATGCTGTAAGCGGATGGTCAGCGGAAGCGGTGGACGGGTTCAATGATTACCCGGCCTCCGAAATCCTCCGCGCTCCAGCTAAGGATGCCAACGGTTCATATGTGTATCTGGAGGTGCCGGAGACCACCGAAGCTGATTATGAGATAGAAGACGCGGAAAGAGCTATGCTCTACAACCCCTACGGTTGGAGTAGTGGGCACGGCAATATCTGCGTGGACTATCGGGCCGGATGGGCCAGGGAAGACCTGCCGGAGCCACTCCAGGCCGCGGCTATGGAACTGACCGCGATGCTCTATAACCTGAGCAAGAAAGACCCCACTCTTCGCAGCGAGAAGATAGGGAACTATTCCTACACCGTGGCCGACAGGCTGGACGCCGTTTTCAGCGCCGCTGGCGAGACCAGTGTATCTAATATGTTGAAGCCGAAGCTGGACCCGTACCGCCGGCTGCTGTTGGGAGGGCTGGGCTGATGGCTTTTCACAACCTGATGAACCGGTCGGTTACGGTTCAAAAAGTAGCCCAGACCAGTGACGAGTTCGGTTCCTGGTCCGAGACTTGGAGCACTAGGTTCGCGGACGTGCCCTGCCGCATACAGCCGTTGAGCGGCAGGGAAAGGGCCTTGTACGGCCGCGAGCGGACTGAGGTGTCTCATCGGATGTATTGTCCGGGCGAGTACGCCGACATCTCCGAACGCGACCGCGTGGTGGACGGGAACAAGACTTACGAGGTGGTGTTCGTGGGCAATCCTGATTTGTCCAGTCACCATTTGGAGATAGACCTGCGGGAACTGCGGGGTGACGTGACGTGACCGTGAAGTGGCATGGCGAGAAGTTCTATCAACGGGCCAAGACAGGCACGCAGAAGGCCCTCAAGAAAGTGGCCCTGATGGTAGAACTGGAGGCCAAAGCCTTGATGACTAGGGGCGGCCGAACGCCCTCCGGCAAGGCCGTGCCTTTGCGAGAAGGCAGCCGCACGATGATAGACCCGGAGACGGGTCAAAGGGCGGGCAGGATAGGCTCTTACCGCTCCAGGCCGGGCGAGCCTCCGCGGGTTCAGACCGGCACGTTGCGGCGCAGTATTACGCACGAGCTACATCCTACTTTGCCTATTGCAAGAGTAGGGACTCAAGTTAGGTATGCCAAATACCTTGAGCTAGGAACCCGCAAGATGGCCCGCCGGCCCTTCATGACGCCAGCTTATATGAAGGTCCGGGCCGTGGCTGCGGCTATCTTTCGGGACATCGTAGGCGGCGAAATAGAGACGGGACCGTAGCATGGCAGCTGAGTTGGAAAAGGCGATTGTGGCTAAAGCGAAGGCCGACTCCGCCCTGAACTCGGCGGTGTCCGGCCGCATCTACTACGGCGAGGCCGGTTCCGACGCCATGCCTTATATCATCTTTGACATCGTAACCGTCACCAAGCAAAAGACCTTCCGCCCCGCCGACTGTTGGGATGAAGCCTTGGTGCGTTTCAGAATCTTCGACGCCGATAGGTCGGTTCAGAACATAGAGAGCATTTATGACAAGTTGGTGGCGGTGTTTGACCGAGCGGTGTTGACATACGATACTCGCACGGCTATTGGCTGCGAGCGCGTTTCGGCCAGTGGGCCGTTGCGGCTGGAAGATTGTTGGATGATGACCGTGGACTATCTCGTGTCGGTGCAGTAGGGCACGATAAAGCAGGAGGTGAAATAATATGGCAGAGTTGCGAGGCTATGGCGGCCAGGTGGACTGGGAGACTATTATTGACAGTGACCTGAGCTACAATGTCCATTCTTGGAGCCTGGACGTTTCAGCTGACGCACTGGACGTGACCAATTTTGACTCCACCGGCTGGCGAAAGCAGCTGTCGGGCCTGAAGGGTTGGACGGGGACTATTGAAGCGTACATCCCTTCGGATGTGTCTCTGCGTTTCCAGCCCAGTGATGTGGGTTCCGAGGCCACGTTGAAGCTGTACGTGGACTCTACCCATTACTACTATGGCAAGGCTATTTGTACCGGAGTCAGCCCGTCGGTGAGCGTGGACGGCGTGGAGACCCAGACCTTCAACTTTACCGGCTCCAGCGACTTGTTCTATTCGTAATCGGACGATTGACTTCATCGGCCTTTTTGGCGTATTCGCCTAACGGGGCCGGTGGGAAGGAGGTGGTATCATGCCGGGCGAGCTGAAAGGCTATTTGGGCGGGTTTATCATCGCCGGGAACTTCGGCTATCCGAAAAGCCAGAACTTCGTGGCCGACGGCAGCACTCGGACCTTCACCCTCAGCGTTGATGAACCCGACCCTAGACAGACCAGCGTCACGCTCAGCGACGCCGCCAGCGAGGTCAGCTTGGTTTGGATAAAAGATTACAGCGTCCATCCGGCGGGCAGGATTATGCTTCACAACGCCCCGGATAGCGATACGTCGGTGAAAGTCTCGACCATGTGTGCGTTGGAGTATCGGGCACAAGGTGGGTTTACGGGGTGGACGTGCGAGTGTACTTGCGATGTTCTGGACACTTCGTCTTTCGGTGAGCAGGCCGGGGGCACCCGGTCGGCTTGGAGGACACAGAAGGCGGGTTTGAAAAGTTGGACAGGGACGGCTGAGCGGCATTGGATGGACGACGAAGGGCTGGCGATGAGTGATTTGGGCAACTTGGCCGTGGTGCGGTTCTACACCGACTTGCCCGATTCGCGTTGTTATTGCGGATATGCTTACATTACGGGCGTGAACCCGACCGCTGCGGTGGATGCTTTGGTGGACGAGCCTTTGACGTTTACCGGCGTTGACGCACTGTTCACTGAGAGCACTACTGCATAATTCAGTATGAGAAGTTTTTAGGAGACGATTAGGAGACGAAGCATGGCGAACACGAAGGATTCACTTACCAGCGCCGCCGGCAAGGGCGTGACCGTGATGTTGAATGACAAGGAATACGAGGTCCGCCCTCTGACCTTGGGCGACTTGGCGGACTTTGAGGCTTATGTCCGCAGCCAAAGGCTCAAGTCGTTCCTGGACGGTTCTCAAGGCATGCCCGAAGTCGAACGGCTGAAGATAGTGAAGGAGCTTTGCTCTTCGCCTCTGCCGGACGACGCGGTGGTGGAGGAGATGCGCACGTTGGACGGCGTGCGGTTCCTGTTCTGGCGGGCATTGAAACACGCCCAGCCTGATATCACGCTGGCGGAAGTCAGCGAGATGGTCACTGTGGAAAATTTGGACCTGATAAGCACGGTGGTGGAGTCGATTGGAGGTGTCAACGAGGCAAACCCTCCGAAGGCCCCCCAGGAGAATACCTGAGGTGGGATTTCATCTTCTCGTTGCTGACGCACTTTTACGGCTACTCCACCGAGCAGATTTTAGACCTTACTTTGGCCCAGTTGCATGACAGGTTGTTGGACGTGGCCGAGATAACGAACGTGATGAAAGGCGAAGGTAAGGGCCGCATCAAACGCGACCCCGACGAAATCCGCAGGGCCATAGAGGCCCGCGGACTGAAGCCACCTAAGAAACTATGAAACTAGCCGATTTATACGTTGAGCTCCGGGCGAAAGGGCTGGCTAGGTTACAGCATAACCTAGACAAGCTTCATTCCAGACTGGGTGGGCTGAGCCGCTACGCCCGTCGCGCCTTCTTGGGCATGGCTGGCGCTATTTCGGGGGCTGTTTACGCCGCCGCGAAGTTTGAGAAACAAATGGCGATGGTTTCCACCATGCTGTCTGAAGCGGACATGAGGTGGATGGGACCTTTCGCCAAAGGGGTACGACGCTTGTCGGTGGAGTTAGGCGAATCAACGGCTACTTTGTCCAAAGGCTTGTATGATATCTTGTCGGCCAGCGTGGCCCCTGCGGAGGCTTTGGACGTTCTGAGGGCTTCCGCCAAAGCCGCCGCTGCGGGCATGACCTCTACCGCCGTGGCCGCCGATGCTATTACGACTATTCTTAACTCTTATCGTTTGCCGGCGTCCAAGGCAGCCGAAATTTCCGACAAGTTGTTCGCCACGGTCAAGCGCGGTAAATTGACCTTCGAACAGCTGGCCTCTTCAATCGGTAAAGCCGCAGCCACGGCGGCCGTGTCGGGCTTGAAATTGGAAGAACTCCTGGCCGCCATTTCTACTATTACTAGGGCTGGTATCAATGCAGACCAAGCCATGACCGCAGTGGTGGGCATTCTGCGCTCATTCTTGAAGCCTACAGACGAGGCCAAAGAGTTGGCCAAAGAACTGGGCTTTGAAATGAGCACGGCCACGTTGAAAGCGGAGGGGTTGGCGGGGGTATTTGAACGCATCAACAATCTTTCCGCCGAGCAGGTGGCGGCTTTGTTCCCCAACATCCGCGGATTGAAAGGTGTGGCCGCCGCACTTAAAGACCTAAGTGGTTATTATAGGGATGTGGCCCTGATTTCCAGTGCCGCGGGGATGTCTCAAGAGGCTTATGCCAAGACCACGAAAACGTTCGCTTTTCGGTTGAATCAATTGAAGCAGGCGTTCAAGGACTTGGGGGTTCAATTGGGGGAGGCCCTTTTACCGGCCTTGAAAGAAGCGGTGGACTGGCTTTCCAATTTGACGGGAACGTTGAAAGGAATGCCCAGCGTTGTGCAGAAAGGGGCCGTGGCCTTTACGGCGCTAACAGCCGCATTGGCCGCTCTGCGACCTGCGATAAAGGGCCTCAAGGGCCTTCTCGTCATTCTCGGCTCCATCAAAGGGCTGGTCGTGTCCCTGATTCTTCTTGTTACCGAGTTGACGACTCGATTGGCCAAAATGGCCAAAGTGCCTGGTATGATGTCGCTGTCTGAGGCGATAGAAGAAGCTTTCAAATTGTGGGGACAGCACACAGAAGCCAAGAAGAGAGAAGAAGAAGCAATTGCGAGGTTCTACGAAGCCCACGACAAGATTATCGCCGGGCGGAGGACGGCGAAAGGAAAGCTCTCTCCCACGGCCAAGTTAATGGCGGAAGTGGACGCCATGTTGGAGAAGTGGCGGAAGAAGAAAAGGATGGAGCGGAAAGGAGAGGGGATACTAACCGAAATGTTTGTCGGGTTCGCGGGGACCGATTTGGAAAAGGCCCTGTTGCGAATTGAACAATGGCGGGACCAGATGTTGGAAGTGGCCGAGAAGTATGGTTTGGATGTGGTCAAAATCTATGACTGGGCAAATGAACAACGACTCAAGGCGGAGGACGAGTTCAATAGGAGGATGAAAGAAAAGGCCGAGCGGCTCGCCGCTGAGCGGAACAGGATTGAAATGGAGGGTTTCCAAGAACGCCGCCGTCGCTTGGACAGCATGATGGATGTTATCTACCGGTCGAGATATGGAGGCAGGGCGGCCGCCTTGCGGCGTCTGCTGCGAGAGATAACCAACGTAGGCCGGATGACCGGAGTGGAGAAAGAGTACTTCGAGGCCCGGCTTCAAGAGATAATGAAGGGATTCAGCCCACGAGGCGGGCGGTGGATGGGCATGGCGGACCTGTGGCGGAGGCTCCAGTCCGCCGCCCTATCGCCGGAAGTAAAGGAGCTGAAAATTACCAACAAGTTGCTCAAGATGATTCACGAAAAGATTGGCCAACCCGTAGTGGTGGAGTAGAAACATGGCGGAGTCCGATTGGGAACGTTTGTGGGAAGGCTACGAAGAGCGGTTCAATCACCGCCGGGGTGAGGCCCAAGGCACTTATAGGTGTGCCTGGAGCGACCGCACCATCGTGGTCAGCGACCTCTTGCGCCGCCAGCACTCGGACTTCAATTTCATGTACTGTGCCGGTGTAACCGTAACGCCCGCCGGCGACGCCGACCCCACCACCGGAGGCCCCAAGACGGCTATCATCCGGGCCACTTTCACCACCGAACCCGACTGGGTGAACAATGACATGAACACCTGGGAGGAGAGGTGGGAAGGCGGGGGCGAGGGAATCACGCTCGGTGAGGGCTTCAAGTGGTCCGATACCAACGAGCCGGTCCGGGCCGAGGACAACGTGGGGGCCGTCAAGCTTTTCCCCCACGTCACTTTGACTTTGACCGGCAGGACTGACAAGGACACCGCAATCGGCAAGGATTATATCTTCAATTGTTTGGGCAAGGTCAACTCCGACACCATAACGTTGAAGGGTTATGCCTACTCGGCTGAGACGTTGCTTTTCCTGGGGGCCGACCTGCAAGAAGGTAAGGACAGCGAAGGCAATACAGTTACTATTCTGACCTACAAGTTCGGGGCCAAGAGGGACCATACCTGGAATCATTTCTGGCGTGAGCGTGATACCAAGAAGCCCCCAAATCCTCCTGGGTTCTATCGTATGGTGGATAGCAAAGGCAACCCGCCCTTCAGCGATGCTATATTCTCCGACCTTGACCCGCAGAACTGGTAGGGCCTGACATGATAGAGCGCGAGAGCATCAAGGACTTCCGCGCAGGCCAGCGCGCCTTGTCGGCCGAGCACTTGAACAAGATTGTTCGCGCCGTCCGCCGGCGACTGGTCGTCAGCCCCCCTCTCAAGTTGACTGAGACAACGGAGGGGGACTATCTGTCCTTGATAGACCACGGGCGATGGTGGGTAGGCAAGATAGACGCCTCCAGCCAGCCCAGCGACTACTCCGACTGCCGGTACTTCGTCGTTCGGCAGAAGATAGCCAGTTCCGATGGTAGCCAATCTGACTTGTTGGTCTGGGCGGATGAGACCTTCCCGCGCTCCGATACTGTTACTGTGGTCAATTTGCCGGAGGAATCGGACAATACTCACATCCTGCCCAACGGGATGCGGGTGGTGGTTTTCGAGCTGGAGGACCGCTCCACGCCCACTTTGCCCCGGTACGTCATGAGTGAAACGCCCCCGCCTTGTTTCCACGGCGTCTATGACCCGGAAGGTTCGGACTCTCCGTTGTTTCCTGTCCGTAGCGACCCCGTGGCCAGCGACGTGAGCGGGGACCCGGCCAACTCTGACCACTTCTGGGCCAAGGGCTGGATGTTCATTGACTCCGACGCCAGGCTGAACCCTTGGGTGGCGTTTCAATTCCAGGAGCTTATCGTCGTCTCGGACATCCGCGTTTCGGACCTCAAGCTGCAATATCGTACCGTCAAGGTCTGGGTGCCGGCCAAGAGCGACCAAGGCTGGAGCACTTGGCATACGGGGAGTGATTGTACTTAATGCCGGTGATGTTCTACAACGACAGGATTCTTTTTACCGCCTCCCGCAAGGTGGCGATGGACGCCGCCTGCTGTTGCGGGCCTTGCGTGGCTTGTAGTGGCAACCAGCCCGACGCCACGGTGTCGGTGACTGTAAATAGCTCTTGCAGCAACGATTGCCAAAACGCGGCAGGAACTTACACTTACCAAGATTTTGCGGACGACACCAACTATTGTTATTGGCGATGGTCCAAGGACGACGGCAGTGGCGGGCGGTATGACTTGTATATCTATTACTGCAAGGCCGACCAGACTTGGTGCTCGTACATCGACCGTTGGTTCGGCCCCGGCGACCACTACCGGTACTTCGGCGGGGACGACAATTCTTGTTCTTGCGTTAGTGGCATAACCGACGTGACTAACGATTTGAGCTGCACCGGCGGCCACGTCACGGGTAATTTTAGTTTGAACGGCGACGCGGCCACTTGTAGCGGCTGCACGGCTTCGGTGTCGGTAGGATGACCTGCCCGAAACGTTCTAGACGTTCCGCGTCCTCCAATCGAGAGGCCATAGCCACTTTATTTGTCAAGGGGAAGGCGGAAGCTGCCTTTTTTCACCGCTATTCTATCTGCATGCGGGCCAGCCCTTGCGGACGGGCCTGCGCCCGATTGGTCAAACCGCCGGGCCTGCGGGCCTTCTGCGTGGACTTGCAGGCGAATGCCCGCGTGGACTTGTACGAGGCTTTGAAGGACCCGGATTTCCGCTGCCCCGAAGGATTGTTCTAGCTGGCCGGAACCGCCATATTCGCCCTGTAAGGCATTTTTCGGCCCAAATGGTATCCACCTACCACCTAGGCCGAGAAAACGCCTCCTGCGGCCAGCCAGGCGGCGAAATGGGCCGGTTAGTCCGTTTAGATGCCGCCACAACAGGTTTTCCGGTCCCAGGCCAAAGCGGCGTGTATCTTCTCGGCCCACCTTTGCGGCACGGTCCGCAGTCCGGCCTCGTCGGCCAGAGCATATCGCCGACTCCGCCGGTGTCGGACCAACAGGCCCGCAAGTTGGGCCGGTTCACTGGCCACCCAACAGACGGGCGTCCAGGCTCGCATCAGACAGTTCATTGAATTAGCTCCTTTAACTCATCCTCTGTGCAAGGACAGAGGTCGGGGGCTATGTCCTGCGGAGGTTGGCCGTGGCCGCGGATAAGATAGTTCATGTCGGCGTAGCTCACGGCCATTGGTGAGCTATTCCAGGACATGAACTCTTCTTCCCCATCCCGCAATTTCGGCCCCTCCGCCGGACAACCGCGGGATTCGGAAACGTATTCATGCTCCCACCGGACGTAATCCCATCCCGTCCGATAGGCGTCAAAAACCGCACGCCAAACGGCCCGTCGCAATTCTACGGTACTGGTAGCAATGAACTTTGGAACCAAGAACGTCCGCGCCGTGTTCATTTTTCTTTCCCCCCTTCTCTAACAAACAGCCTCCGGCCCCAGCAGGCCGGCGGCAATTTCGTTCATGACAGCTTTCGGGTCGGTGACCTTGAGGAACTTCATCACTCGCCGTAACCGCAAAGGTCCAGAGGAAAGGCGTGTGTAATGCCGAGCCTCCCAATCGTCGAACTCTCCGCCTTGAAGAAAGGCCCGGACTACCAGCAAAGCCTCTCGGCTTAGACGGTGCAGGAACATTTCGGCCAGAGGGAACCGCGGCTGAGGCGGGTTGGGGTCGGCGATTTGCTCCAGTCCCATTTCTTTGCCGGAATCGTCAACGAAGCAAACAGAGCTTGGATGGGCATGATGTTTCATCGCCTTGTTGAGGATGCAGGCGTAGTGCTTGCGTAAGGCCCACCAAAAGTAGGTGATGAACTTGGTGCCTTGGCCGGGGTCGTACCAATTGACGGCCCTTTGGTAGGCCAGCCAGCCCTCTTGGAAAAGGTCGTTCAGAGACATGGGCCGGGGGACTGGCAGCCTGTCCCAGCAGAACTTGGACATCCGCCAGACCAGCGGTTCAAACTGGCTGAACGGCGGGATTGACGGGGCCTCTACGGCGGAGGGGGCGACTTGTGTAGTCATTGTGTTGTCCTTTCTTATCTGCGAGACGCCCGGGCGCTTGGAAAGGAGAACGTCTGACAGGAACGAAAGTCGCGCCCGGGCGTCTCTGTGTTAGTCATTAGCACTTCTCCAACGTGGTTCCCACGGTTCCCACGAGAGCGTAAGCTTCTTCTTTGCTCGGCAGCTTGCCAACAGGGCGTCGGTCCCAGTATAACTGGGAAGAAATCTGGTTTGCCCGCCTTCGGATGTGGCCGTTGCATAGACACACCCACTGTCGCTGACTGAAGGGCGAGTCGTACTTCCTTTCGGCCACTGGAGTTTCTAGCCATTCAACTAGATGCTCCGCCAACGCGCGGCGGAAGTCGGAGCGGAAGCGGCCGGTCTTGTAGGTCTTGAGAAGTTGAATACAGGCATACCTGGGCGCTTCGCCCATCCCGGCAAGTCCCCTCTGCCAAGACTCGGGCCACTCCGGCGAGGCCCCGGACCCCCAAACCCACTTCCACGTGACTGCATCTCGAATCCACTCCTTCGGGTCCAGCCAGTCGGGCAGTGAAACCAAGCGGACCTCGTACTTCTTGACGCGGACGGGGCGATTGTCATCAAAGCTTAGACAATACGTCCCCTCCTCGTCAAGGTCCACCTGGCCCCGCCAAACATCCACGGGGTCAGGTGGGGTGTCCGAGTTCTCCCCCAGCCGTTCAAAGAGGATTGGCCATTCCTTCATCGGGCTTGCTCCTTTCTTGTTCACCCTCATTATATGCCCATCGGCCATTTTGTCAAGGGGCTTTAGTTATTTTTCAACAAGCCTTCTTCGTACATCCGGGCCACCTTGGCCGGGATGGTCGTCGGGTCCTCGCCAGCAGACAGCAGGTCTTGGACCGCGCCGCGAAACGCGAAGAAGTTCCGGCGGTATATCTCACTGGCGAGAATCCTCGCTTCGAACGGGCACCCCCGCCGCTCGTCGCGGCGTTCAAGAATCCGGATGGCGGACCGGGCCATTCGGCTGATGCGGCGGGCCTCGGCCCGGGCCACCTTCTCTTCAATCGTCATCCTCTTGCGGGCCATTGGTCCAGCTCCTTTCTCAACGGCATGCCTCGTACAAAGCCTCCCTGAGGTCCGCGCCAAAGCCTTCACGGGTGAACCCGCCCAAACATTCGCCCTTGTCGTTCCACATGAAGCCCCGGATTCCAACGAAGAAGGGAGAACGGAAGTCCCGGCGGTGGCGGATATAGATGAGCCCGACGTATGTCCTACCGTCGGATTTCCACCGCACCGTCTCCGTGCCGTTGAAGTTGGAGGCTTGGTTACAGATTGCAAGGCCCTTTTCTTCCCACCAAGTGTTTATCGCCTGTTGGTGGTGCTTCTCTCGTTGCTTTATCCTTATGACCTCCAGTTGTTCCCTGTCACGAATGGCTGCCTCCACGCCTTCGGCAGTCTCGTCGTCACGCAGGGGTCGGATGCGATAGTCCCCGAAAACCCACCGACCGCGCGGGCTGCCGTTCGGGTTGTACAATGCGCCACGGTGGCCGTCCCCCGTCTCCAACTCCACCACACCGTTCTTCCACACCTTGCGGATGGAAACCACTTGGCGGGGCTGGCCGCAGCGCTCCAGAACGACCTTCTGCCCGACCTTGAACTCGTACTTCATCTTATTCTCCTTTCTTCTTTTGACCAGTCCTACGCTGGCCACATCCCCTCCCGCCCCGTGGGGCGGTCGGGGGCATGGTCAGCCTTCCAAAACGTCAGCTAAACCGTCGTGAACCGGCCCTCCGGAATAGGCCGATGCGGGCAGGCCGTTCGGCACCGGCAGGTCGTGCCCTAAAGCGTTCGCCCATCGATAGGCTGCGGCCTTGTCAGTGCCGAAAACAATCTTGGCGACCTCGCTGGCCAAAGCATCCAGCTCAGGCTCGAACGGGTCGCCCTCTATCAACGTCTCCGCCCAGATGGGCATGGACACGTCGGCCCCGCCGTGAAAGCGGGCGAGCCGCCAGACGTAATAGGCCCGCGGCCCGCCCTCCTTGGGCTTGGAGGCCCGGAACCGTCGTTTGCCTTCGGAGGCCCCACGGGTCGTGGTAATGGCTTCAATGATAGCCTTCACGTCCGGCGGCTCCATCTTTCCGGTCCCGCCGCAGAGGCGGCAGGTGTCCCCGAAACAGCTCACCCCCGTCCCTCTACAACGTTCGCAGGTTCGTACTGTCATCTCAAGCTCCTTTCTTCTCGGCCAGCCACACGGGCACTTCGTACTTGCGGACCACGCCAGAAGGCAGGTCCGTTTCGGCCAGGCAACGAATCTGGCTGAGGGGCAGCCAGACCTCTTGGCCTTCCAGCTGCCCGGAGACGACTTTGAGCAGGACGGCCTTGGCGGTCTCCCGTCTGACCGTCCCTTCAAGAACAACGCCAGCCTGCCGACTGTCCGCGGCGAGCTGGCGTCTTACCAAATCCTGAACGGCGGAGGGCACGCGGTCAATGGTCATCCGACCTTCACGAATGAGTTCCACGCACCACTTGGCCCATTTCTTCTTGCTGACCTTCTTGCCTGCCGTCATCTCGTTCTCCTTTCTCATCTTCATCACACTTACATTATATGCCTCTGTCGGCTTTAGTCAAGGCCGAAAACAAGAAAAAATGAAAAATTATTATTCTTTGTCTCACAAAGACTTACGCCGCTCCCGCACGTATTCCAAAGCCTTTTGCATCACCTCGGTTTGGTCGCGGAGCCTTTCCAGCCGCAGCTCGTCCAAACTGCCCACAGCCACGAGGTCGATGTACAGGCATTTGCTCTTCTGCCCAGCCCGCCAGGTTCGCCCTTCTGCCTGGGCGCGGACGGCGGCCCCGCTGGTGCCGTTGGAATAAAATATGGACACGTTTATATGTTGCAGGTTGATGCCCACCCCGCCGCTCTTCGGATGGGCCACCAGCACGCGGCATTGCGGGTCTTCCCGCAGGCGGCGTAGTCCGGCCTCGCGTTCCGCTGGCGGCACCTCGCCCCGCAAAGAAGCGAAGCCAATGCCTTCCTGTTGAAGACGTGCCTCAATAAGCCGTCCCTCTTCGACGTAGCTATGATACACAACGGCCTTTCGGTCGCCTATCTCCCGCAGCACTTCCATAAGCAAATCGAGCTTGGGGTTGGGGACGAAGTGTCGGGCTTCATGGTCTTCTATCAGCGTGCCTCCGGGCACCTGGGCCAGCTTGGTGGCCAGGAGCATGGCTTCATCTTCATCGTAGCGGTTTATCAGCTCTTCAATGGCTTCGTCTTGTTCAGCCGTCAGATAGCAGTATCGCGTGGTGTAGGAACGTTCCGGCAGGTCGAAGCATTCTTCGCGGCTGTATCGCAAAGCCCGTTGGCCGAGGATGTCGTAGAGTTGGTCTCGCAAATTCGGCTTGACCTGCCAACGCGTGGGTATCTTTCGCCGCTGCCCCCGTCTTGTCGTTATCCAAGCCCATTGAGCCGGCTCCATCCAGCGGTTGCGGAACCCGTCCAGCGTTCGGCCCAGATGCTTGGCCGTCCAGGAGGCGTCCATCACGCGGAACTGACTCCATATATCGTCCTCGCCCCGACTGGTCGGCGTGCCTGTCAACAAGAGGACTTTATCGGCCTGACGGGCCAGCTCGGCGGCTATCCTTGTTTGAAGTGTTCGCGGGCTGGAAAGGCACTGGCTTTCATCAAAGACCACAGAGTCCAAACGAGCCTCCGCTACTGTCGCTTTCAGCTCCTTCGGGTTGATGGTCCATTTGTTCTTTCTTCGCTTGGTGAAAAGCACCTTCAGCCCTTCGTAGTTCACGACGTACAAGCCGGATTTGCCGCTGAACAACAAGCGCCGGCGTTCTTCGCCGGGTCCGGTTAGAGTGACGGCCTTCCACGGCGTCTTGTCGCGGATTTCTTCGGCCCAAGTTTCCACCACACAGTTCGGGCATACTATCAACAGCCGATGGAAGCCCCAAAACTGGTTGGCAAAGAGGGCGGTAAGCGTTTTGCCGGTGCCTATGTCGAACCACAAGGCGGCCCTGGGCCGTTCCAGCGAGGCCGCCCAAACCACGCCCACCGCCTGATGAGACATGGGCGGAGCGCGGAACCCCTCGTCGGCCAACAATTCTCGGGCTAGTTGTTCATCGGGCAGCCCCATCTTTGGTCCTTTTCTTCCGGCCCGCTTTCTTCGTCACTTCATCACATACTTGTTGGTCGTTCTCGCGCTCGTGCTCACCTATCCAACTGGCCAGGCAGAACCGCCCCACGTTGTAGTTCTGGCTCACCATACAGCCACAATCCTGTCTGCCGCTTCGATTGGCCAGGACCATGACGCCGGCCAGGCCTCTCTTTATTTCTTCCGGTCCTTTGCCAATGGCGAGCATGATATCGCAGTTGCCGGCCTTGCGGGCGTCCTCCGCTACGTCCTTCATGGAGACCCATCGCTTCTGTACGGCCTCCCTGCGAACCTGACTGACCGTAATCACCACGGCCTGTTTCTGGTCGGCCAAGCCCTTCGCCCAGATATAGCCCTGATTGAGCTGGTGTCTCAGTTCTCGTTTGTCCAGCTTGGACAAGTCCATGATGTCAATATAGTCTATGGAGATAAGGTCGGGGACGAAACCCTGAGAAGCCTCCAAGTAGCTCAAATAGGCTTCCACGTCCGCAGGGGTGCACTGGCCCATCGGGTATTTCTTCACGAACAAACGACCTCCCCGTTTGGACAAAGCCTTTCTTGCTTGACTGATGCGGTTGGGGTCTTTCCATAGCCAGCGATACTTTCGTTTCTTCAGCTCGGTTCGCCCAGTCTCTTCGTTCAAGACCTCGAAGGTGTATTCTCGCCCCTCCAAATCTTCGTCCGTTGTCCTGGCGGTCAAGGCCATGTCAAGCCTTATCTCCATCTCCTCTTGGTCCACCTCATGGCTGATGTGGACCACGTTCAGTCCTTTTTTCAAGGCCGTTAGACAGGTATGAATCATCCACCAGGTCTTGCCGGCCTTGTAACCTGCTAAACATACAACAAGCTGGCCCCTCCAGTAACCATGAATAAGCTTATCCAAAGCCCCGATGCCCGTGGGCATCATCGGCTCTTCGCGCTCCCGGAACCAAATGCCCGAGTGGTCTTTCAGGTAGTCCAGGCCGACATCTTCTTCCGGCAGCCCCGCTTCCAAGGCCCGGCGGATTATCAGGTCGTGCTCGGCCACGTCCCCGCGTTCTAGTGCCTCCGCCGCCCGCTCCAGGGCATACTCCCTCTCGCGGTAGCCTACCCAATCGCTGATACGCCTCAAAACATAACTACGGCTAGGTTGCCGCATGCCCGCCAGTTTGGAGGCATAGCGGACGTACAGTTCCCGCTTTTCCTCCGGCATGCGGGCCAATCGGCGGACTAGCTCATCGTGGAAGTGGTCCTTGGGGGCCTCGCCGAACTGGGCGAAGAAGTCATAGCAGATACGGCAGACCTCTTCCGTGACCTCCGAGCCGAACAGCGCGGGGTCCACGCGGCCCGCCACGAGGGCCAGGAAGTCGGTGTCCGTAATGGCCAGCCGTAAAAAGCTGTCTTGAAGATGTTGGTTGAGTTGGCGGAGTTCTTTCAAAACAACTTGGCCCTTCTCTCCCGTCTTTTATCCAACAGTATCAAATTGCCTCGCGGAACGATTACGCATTTCCCTTGAACCTTCACGGCAGCGTCGATAGGTCCCGGGCCTCTAGCCACGGCCACTATCTTGCCTTCGCAGCCGTGATAAGGCATAAGCCAAGCATAACGTTTGGCGTAGTACAGGCGAACCCTTT